CTTATAAATCAATGATACCAGAAAGTATCAGAAAGGCCTATGGTCATATTGTATTATGAAGTTTGAATGTATAAATCTAGGACAATCTATAATGAAATATCAAGTGCCATATGATATTTTTATAACGATAAATGCTATTTACGAAAGTCAGTTTAAAAATCTACCATCAGCAAATAAAACGTTAGTAGGAAAGATACAAAACGAACACTCTATATACTACAATGGAGCAGATGAAACAAAAGTAAAAAGACACAACTTTTTACCTTACAATATAGTAAAATGGTTTGAAGATATATATAAACACTATTTAAATTATAATAAAATTCGTAAATATAAAACACACTTAAATTCAATATGGATAAATGAAATGAAACAACACGAATACAATCCTACTCATATACATAGAGGAAGTATATATACAGGCCTTTCAAGCGTTATGATACTTAAATTACCAAATACTTATGGTGTAGAATATTCAGCATCCGAAACACCACAAAATGGTCGATTACAAATATTAGGTGCTGCCAATGGTCAATTTGCTAAAATAGATTATCAACCACCAATGGAAATAAGAGATTTTTATGTGTTTCCGTATGATATGCGACATTGTGTGTATCCGTTTAATGGAACAGACCAAACACGAAGAACACTAGCAGCAAACTGTGACGTAGATTTTAATCCTGTAGAAAATCGAGGAGTTTAATAATGAACGATAATAACCGATTTAGATATTACAAACAACCTACAATAATAACTGAACCTCGTTGGAAGTCTTATATTGTAGAAACCACAAAACCTATTTTTACACCTGAACAATGCCAAGACATTATGAATATGGGTCGTTCAATGCCACCTCAAATAGCACAAGTTGGTGATGAAAAGGGTGGGGGTGGTGAAGTCAATACAAAAACAAGAACAAGTCATATTTCTTGGATACCTTTTGGTAAATTAGAACCAATGTATCGTAAATTAGAACAAGTAATGCACCAAACAAATCGAAATCATTTTGGATTTGAAGGAATGCAACTAACGGAACAAGCACAATATACAGAATATCCTGAAGGTGGTTACTATCAATGGCACCAAGACAATGATGTCAATTGTCAACACGAACCACCAGTAAGAAAAATATCAATGACTTTATTGTTATCACACGAAAGTGAATTTGATGGTGGTGAATTAGAGTTGTTAGCACCAGGTAAAAAGGCACCACTAAAACAAGGTCATGCTGTTTTCTTTGCGTCTTTTATAAGTCATAGAGTAGCGCCTGTAACAAGAGGATTAAGAAAATCTTTAGTGGTATGGTTTGGAGGGACACCGTTTAAGTAATATGAGTCAATTATTAAAAGAACATTTTTTTCCTACAATTATTTATGGTAAAGATTTACAGTTGGATAATGAAACTTTAGCAAGACACGTTATAGAATGGTCAAAATCTGATGAAGGTGTTACAAGAACCAATATGAATGGTTGGCATTCAACAACCGATATGCAAACAAAACCTGAATATAAACCTTTAGTAGATGAATTATATAAAATGCAATATGAAATCTATAATGAAGAATGGTTAGATAGTGAGCCATTTTTAGGAAATATGTGGGCAAATATAAATTACTCTGGTGGATACAATAGACCTCACGTTCACCCTAATTGTTTATTTTCTGGTGTGTACTATATTAAAACACAACCAAATTGTGGAGAGTTAGTTGTTAACGATCCAAGACCTGGAATACAAACAATGATGCCAAATCGAAAAAACGGTAGAGATAAAATGTTTGAAATGCCTAAAGAATTATGGAGAGAAGCACATTTACAACCAATACAAGGAAGATTAATAATGTTTCCATCTTGGTTATGGCATTGTGTTGAACCAAATCGAACTAACGATATAAGAATATCTGTAAGTTTTAATTTTGTACAAAAAGGATTTAATATATGAACGAAGAATTTAAACAAAAAAAGTATCAGGTAATTAAAAATGCAATTTCATATGAATTAGCAAACTTTATTTTTAATTATCAGTTGTTAAGACGAGATGCTGTTGAGTTTATGTATAAACATAATTTTACAGCCGACAATGGACATTATGGAACTTGGACGGACCAACAGGTACCAAATGTATATTCAGAATATGGTAATGATGTAATGGAAACTTTAATGATGAAAGTTTTACCTGTTATGAAACAACAAACAGGATTAGATTTAGTACCTACTTATGCTTATACAAGAGTTTACGAAAAAGGTGCGATACTTAAAAGACATAAAGATAGGCCAAGTTGTGAAATATCAACAACACTTAATTTAGGTGGTGATTTATGGCCTATCTATATTGATCCAACAGGTTCAAACAATGTAATAGATGAATTAAAAAATATACACAAACCAAACGCACCTGCTGGAAATAGAGTTGATTTAGAACCTGGCGATATGTTAGTTTATAGTGGTTGTGAATTAGAACACTGGAGAGAACCGTTTGAGGGTAATCTATGTGGACAAGTTTTTTTACATTATAATCACGTAAACGGACCATACGCACAAAGTAATCTATTTGACGGTAGGCCTATGTTAGGATTACCCGCATTTACAAAAAAAAACGTAAAAATAACTTATAAATAGTAATATGGCAGCAGTAGCAAATTTAACGATAGATCAAGGTGCTTCTTTTAGTTCATCTGTAACAGTAAAAGACGCAAATGGTGATCCATTTGATTTAACTGGTTTTACAGCAGAAGCTAAAATGGCGTTGGGTTATACTTCGACAAGAACAAGAACCACAATGACAACAACATTTGATGCTGATAGAACAACAGGCATTATTAATCTATCTTTAACTGCAGCTCAAACTGCGGCCTTAGATGCTCCTGCTCGATATGTTTATGATATAGAAATAACATATACAGCAGACAGCTCGGTAACAAGAGTCATAGAGGGAATTATAACCGTACGACCTAACGTGACTACATAAACAAATGAAACAACATATATGTTAAGGAATAAATAAATGAGTAGTGAAAATATTACAAAACAAGCAGATACTACAGAAAACGAACCTACTATTACAATTAATGGTAAAGAGTTTAAACAAAGTGAATTATCTCAAGCATGCTTAAATGCAATAGCGATAAGACAAGATTTACAGGCAAATAGAGTTAGATACGTTTTAGAAGTAGAAAAAATAGACGTTTTAACAAAATATTATAATGAAAAGATTGAAAAAGAGATAGCACCTAAAGATGACAAGTCAAGTACAAACGGTACAACTCAAGTGTCTGATGTAGCAACTGCATCAAATCCAGCATAATATTAAATAAATTACAACATATATCCTCTTAATTTTATAAATATATAAATATAAGTATCTTGTATAAAAAGAGGGTATATGGCAAATATAACTGCAAAATTAAATGCAACTACAGCTTCAGGACCTAAACAGGTTTCTGTAACTGTTCCTGCAACTACAACAAAATTAAACAGATTACAAGATGTAAATGTAACATCATTGTCTGATGGTGCATTATTACAATATGATGATACAACTAAAAAATGGACAAGTAGAAACGATATAATAACCGATACTGGTGGTGATTTGATATTAAACGGTGGCACATTTTAACAGGAGAGAGAATAAATGGCAACAATAATCAAAATAAAACGAACTACAGGCGCAACAGCACCTAGTGGTTTAAATCAAGGAGAGTTGGCCTATGTTTATGACACATCCCAAACCAATAATGGTGTAGGTGGTAATGGTTATAGACTTTTTATAGGTGATCCAACTTCAACATCAAATTCAGCAATTGAAATTGGTGGTGAATATTTTACAAATCTTTTAGACCACGCACACGGAATAGTAACAGCTAATTCAGGTGTTATTGTAGACTCTAGTAAAAAAGTTGATGAGTGGAATGTAGATAATTTAACACTAGATGGAAACATTATTGGTTCTACAACAGGTGATATAGTTTTAAGTTCATCTGGAGACATTGACGCAAATTCAAACACAATTAAAAATGTTGTTGATCCTGTAAATGCTCAAGATGCTGCTACAAAGGCATATGTTGATACACAACTAACGGGTTCATCATTAGAATTTGTTGGTGATACTGGTGGTACACTTTCTATAGATTTAGATAGTGAAACATTATCTATACTTGGTGGAACTGGTATTGAAACTTCTGGTGCTACAAATGATTTAACAGTAACTCTTTCCGATACAGCTGTAACTCCAGGTTCTTATGGTTCAACCACAGCAATTCCAACATTCACAGTTGATCAACAAGGTCGATTAACAGCCGCAAGCACAGTAAACGTTGCCACAACTCTCTCTACTGCTGCTGAAACTGGTACTGGATCAGTTGATCTTCTTTCAGACACTCTTTCAATTTTAGCAGGAGAAGGTATCAACACAGTTGCTAGTGGAACAAATATTACTATCTCTGGAGAGGATGCTTCTGATACTAACAAAGGTATTGCTTCTTTTTCAGCTGCTGACTTTGATGTTACATCAGGCGATGTTTCATTAGAAGATACAGTTGTTAAAACTGTTACAACAGATAGTGGTGCAATGACACCAACTTCACACTCTTTCTCAGTATTGGGTGGAGAAGGAATGGATGTCACTCATACTGGAACAACAATTACTGTTGCAGGAGAAGATGCTACTTCATCTAACAAAGGTATTGCATCTTTTGATGGTACAGATTTTACTGTTACATCAGGTGCTGTTGCTGTAAATGCGATTACACTTGGTTCTTCATCTTTAAATCCAGGTGCAACAACAACTGATATTGCAGGATTAACATCTTTAGTTGTTGACAATGTTAGTGTAGATGGTTCAACTATCACATCAACATCTGGTGATTTAACTTTAACTGCTACAAGTGGTGATATTGATGTTAACTCAAATAGAATTGTAAATGTTGCAACACCTGTAAATGATACAGATGCTGCTAACAAAGCATACGTTGATGCTGCTAGAACAGGATTAGATGTAAAAGCATCTGTTAAAGTTGCTACAACAGCAAACA